TCATTTGCTTCTTCTTTAGTGTGGAAAGGACCTTGATACTTGTAGCGTTGCAAGGTAATAAGTTTTGGGTTTTGAACTAGTTTCCAGTTGCGGTGTTGTTTGACCATGTACCAGCCAGCCGCAAACCACGACTTGGATTTTGTATCTCTAGTAAACAATGGCAACTTGTGTTTTACGTCCCACAACGGATTGTAAACTTTGCCGGTTACGTCAAACCCATGTACTTGATTAGTGGATTGCTTTTGTGGCTTTTGAGCCGGCTCAAACTCAATGTCGGCAGCACGACCTGCCATTTTAATTGTTTTGTAACGACTTACGTTGTCTTTGATTTTAACAGCAAACCCATCGGCTACTGCTTCGATTATGCCTACCTTTTTGTTATCCTGCTTGAGGATCCAGTATTGTTTGTCAATTACTGGTTTGGCTATTATTGTCATTCAAGACTCCTTTGTATGTTTGGTTCAACCAGCGACCTACTGCATCTGCATGATCGCTGAGTTTGTTTAACTCGTACTTGCCGCAAAACTTTAAGAAGTGTGCGCCTACCATGCCAATATCCTTGTGGCTAATTTGTTCGCGAATAGCAGCGTCTACAGTGTCTTTGATATCTTGCGGTTGCGCTGTAAGGTCAATCAAGGTAACATTGCGCTCGTAATCTTCTAGAACCTTGTGTTCTGCACCTTCGTGATCGGACCAACGTCGGAGCATGAGATTGTTCCAAGAATATCCTTTTTTGTCACGATCGGCAAATGCTTCAGTGAGACCAACATTGTTCTTTGTACCTTTGACACGCACACCTGGGTAAGCCGAGAACACGTTGTCGCCACCGTCACCGCGCATACACTTCATGAACAAGATCCACTTTTGATAATCAACAGGTGTTTCAAAGTTAGCATCAGGTTTGCCAACTCGAATCTTGCTGTCGCTTTTGATTTCAAATGCCAATTTTTTGCCTTTGTTATCAAACACACCTTCTGTTGTAAACAAGTGATCATTGACGCCGTTGTAGAGTCGAACGTTGGGCGCGACCAACTGGACAAAATCTGAGTCTGTGCTTACAATAGTATGTTCATCTTGGGGGTGCAACGCGATCCAACGAGCAATTACATCATCTGCTTCAGCAGTGGCGCAACGGATAACGCTACAGTTTGTTTTCGTAGACAAGTATTTAGTCAGTTCGTCATACGTCTCCCAGAACATCTTGTCTTCGTCTGCTTCTGTTTCTGTCATGGCTTGGCGTGCCACAGCACGATTGGCCTTGTAGGGCTTGTAAAAGTCCTTGCGCCATGATCGACCTTCTAGGGCGAATAACACGTGATCGCAACCCAAATCGCGGGCTACTTTGTTTGCACTCATAATAGTCAAGTGCAACGCAAAGCCTAGTTTGGTCCATGTATCTGCGGCTCTGTGTGCTTGATGCCGAGCACGGAAAAACATGTTGCTAGTATCAATCAGTAGATATTTCATTAGTGTCCAATAGGTTGTTATCTTTGATGTATTGTAGCAGATATTGCGCCCAAAAGCAATGGGCATCTTTACCAAAATGGAAACTTTCTGGATTTACGTACTCAAAACCGTTGTTTTTTAGCACTGCGTTATAGGTTTTTTCGCGATAATATGGGTCTATATAGTTTATACCCCAATTTTGCCTGTTTTCGTAGATATCACTGAAACTACTATGTGCGCTGAAGAAAACATGCCTAATTCCAAGGTTTTTTAGATACAGGTGCAAGTCCCAAATTTTACCATGTGCTTCAAGGGTTTTGACGTCCCAGTCTACATTAACAATATAATTTTTATAACGTTCTTCCAATTCAGGCGGCACAATGTCTACACCACTGGCATTGACTTGGTACCACTTGCCTTTGTAAAACCACTCTTCTCTTTCCCATGTGGTCCACTGTAAAACCATGAATGTATCTTGGAGTTTGTCTTTGTTATTTTCAATCCAGGCCAGAGTTGTGCGAATTGTGCGGTCATTGCTGCCCCCAGAACTTGCTTGACATATTAACTCAGCGCCAAGAGCATCTGCTAAATGACGTCCGTAACTAACTGCTAGATTAGCAGGATGAGGCTCATCACCGTGTTGCCACAATTTGCCATCGTCACATGCCCATGCATGTGGTACAGCGGCTTCCGCGGCTGCACTATGGCTACATCCATTTACATATAAAATCATTCTAATGCGTTTTTGATATAAGGTAACAAAAAGTCTGCCCAGGCCTGATGCCCGTCTGCACCAAAATGCCCCCAAGCGTCAGGTTTGTAATTTCTGTTCAGCAACCAACGACAAAATTGAAAATCGCTGTCTGGGTCGCCGTAAGGCTCTACAAAGTTAGCACCAAAGTCTATGCCTTTGTCGTTGAACACTTGTGCAGTATGAAAGAACAGGTGCTTGACGTTGCGTTCCTTTAACCACTTGTGAAACTCAACTACATCGTAGTAGATCAGTCCCTGGCGAGTATAATAGTCGTATCCATCCTCAGCCCATGCTGCTACCCATTCCTTGTATCGTTGTTGTAATCCTTCGGGTAACTTCTCATGCCCGCCTGAATTGATTTGGTAGTACGTGTCATTGTAGTACCACTCTTCTCGTTCAATGCTAGGCAACCCAATCAGCACAAATACGTCGCCTATGGTTTGGTTTACAAATTGCTTAGTGGTGCGAATTGACCTAGCAATACTACCACCAGACCGTGCCTGGCATACTAAGTCAGCACCTAACTTGTTTGCTAACACAGCACCGTAACTGTAGGGGAAGTTAGCAGGATGTGGTGCTTCACTAGAATCCTGGAATCTAGCATCTTCGAATATCATTCCATTCTCATGATGGATGCCATGCCCTACGCTGTGGCTGTCACCGTTTACGTATAGAATCATTCTTCGTATGCTGGATTAGGAACTTCAAGTTCCCAGATATGCCATTTGGGTTTACTAGCACCGGTTGTTGTGTCTTTAAGAACTTCCACTGTGCGGTTGTGTTCGGCTTCTTGTAACGTAGAATAGAACCCAGTGCCATAAGCACCACTAACACCACCGTAGGTGAAGTTCATACCAGTTTGTTTAACTAGTTGATATATCTTGATAGACTTAGGTGGTTTTATAGGTTCCATTATCTATTCCAGTTTAGCGGATTATCTCGCCATTGATTTGGACGAAGATCTACATCCTTCTCACGATCAGGTTCGTCCATTAGTACTCTAGCAGTTTCGGCGGCTGCTACACGCTTACGCAAACTTGAACTGGAGAATGAATGATCGCGACCGTTAAACACAATTTCAATGCCGCGTTGGTGACATTCCCACTTGCCGGTAAATTCTTTGTCTTGGTATTCTACGCCAAGAATACGTACATCCACTGGTAGGATTAAGAGAAGGTCAACAAGATCTTGTTCTGTTTGATAAACAACGACTTCATCAACATAACGGCATGCGGCAAGCTGTATTTGTCGCTCAACAATAGATTGTACAGGTGGATTTTTACTATCAGGTCTATCGATAGTTGGGTCTGTTTGCAACCCGGTGATGAGGTAGTCACAGTGATTCTTGGCTTCCGAGAGCATAGCAATGTGGCCCGCGTGGAGCATGTCAAAGGTTGAGAAAGTGATGCCAATTCGTTTACCTTCTTGCTTGAGTTTTTTAATGTGGTTAAAAATCATGATACTTCTGTCCTTCCACCACCAATGTTTCTAGTATTAACATACTGTGCGCTTGATGTGCGGATGGCTTGCTCTTGTTCCCATGTTTCCATGACAACGTGTCTGCAGACATTTTGGAACCAGCGGTCGACTATTTCGGCGTCAGTATCTTCGCGCTTCATCATGTAGCCTGCTTTAACTAACCTGGATACAAAGATTTCGTTCCAGTCTAATTCAAATGCACCTTGGTGCAAATTGTCAGGGTCAATGTCCATACGCACCATTGCTACATAAGGCTCGCCTCGTTCTGTTGCGATTTCTTTTTCTGTTTTAACAGGTGTCTTGGCCTTAGGAACAGCCACCTGCTCCTTTGGTTCAACTGTCTTCTTTTTCTTTTTAAACCAATCGAACATTTATTTTCCCCATCCGTTGCCCCAAAGGTCAACGTGTAATCGTGGACTGTACCAGTAGCCACGTTTAAGTGCTTCGTCTGCTACATGAATGCGGTTGCCGTCGTACACAGATACCACACCGCCTACGGGCATGACAAACACAGGACCAGCAAATCCACGCAGTCGATATTCATCAACAGCACGATCCAACTCGTCAAAGTCTTCAATCTTCTCTACTACAAACTTCAAGTATGTGATGCCATGAGTTTCGTAATCCCACACAATGTCTGGCTTGATAGCATCTTCCCACTTCTCACCTGACACTGACAACTTGGGACTCACTGAGAATGTGATCTCTCCGTACCAATTTCGCAAGTATTCCTTGAAGTCTCTAGACAGTTCTTGAGTACCGTTTGTCTCAAATGTAATATGACGCAAGCCCTTTTCGTGTAACTTGTCCAACAATTCTGGATAAGCACGTTGCCAACCTAGCAATGGTTCACCGCCTGTGATAACCAAGTGTACCGGATTGCCATTGGGTTGTTGCCAGTTACCGTTTGGTAATAGTTCTGCCATTTTTGCCACAAGTTCATCTGCTGTGTATGTTGGACTTAGATGTTTGAACTCTGGGTGCCAACTTGCGTATGAGTCGCATCCAGTATCAACCAATGGCAACTCTTCAAAAGTCTTGTATAAATGGACGTTCTTGGCCACTTCGTCTGCGCCAGTGCTTCTTGTTCCTGGAACGCAGCCAAAACCAGCGCATGTAAAATTGCATCCAAAGGTTCGGAGGAAGATGCTAGGAACGCCAACATAACGGCCTTCGCCTTGTGCGGAATAGAATAGTTCACTTACTTTTAATTTCATAGTTTATAACCTTGTTACTGTACTTAGACCGCTGCGGTCCTTGCGTAAATTTTTAGTCTCGTTTAACATTTTAACACGAGTTTCTTGTTTTGTCACCCAACCTGGCAAGACTGTATCTAAATAGGCTAAATGCTCAACTGGTGTTGGGTGATCGTCGTCTCCCGGCAGTAATTTTAGATACCAACCATTTGGTCGTAGTACTTCTAAAAAACTAGGAGCAATTGTGTGTAGAACATCTTGATATAACTCAACAACATCGTGTTCATCCAGTGATTGTGTAGACCAAATATCTTCTTGGGCTATAGGCACCATGGATAAAAATTTCCAATCAACATTTTTTGATTCTAAGAATTTCCAAACAGCCTTTATAAGTGCCAAATCACGTATAAGGTATCCTCTTGAATCAACCGAATCTGCTATAAACTCTTTGGTGTATATTGGCGTATCAGCAATGTTGCCTAAAGTAACCCATTTGTTTTTAACATAACGATCGTCGCGCATGATGTTTGTCCAACAAACAACCACAGTATCTTTGTCAGTGAATCTGTGCCGTTGATCGGCTTCCATAACTGAGTTAAAAATAAAGTGATTGCCTGCGCCACTTTGTCCCCAGTTATAAAACTCATCAAACTCCGGTGCTAAACAATCTGCCCAGGTACTCCAGCGATAGTTAGTAAAACTACAACCAAATGTAAACAGTCGACTCAATTAGTTCTTCCACCAAGATTCCCAAGGAAACACAATCCACTCAGGGCGTTCTCGTTTGTTAATTTCTACAGCAGAATAAGACACTGAAGTAACTGACTTGCTGGCTAAGTTGTCATACAACACAGCAATGCGAACATTGTGTCCCCAGACGCCGGTATTCCACTTTGGATCTTTTGGCATGCAACCACTTTGCCAGTCGTTGCGAATCCAGTTCAAGGTATCACCTGAATCATTGATGTCGTCCACAATGAGAATATTTACAGGATCTTTTTCGTATCCAAATGCATCCTCAGCCATCCATAAGTTGCTTTCTGCTTCGCCACCATCTCGTAGGCTCACACTGAGAGTATTCATTGGAGTACCTGTGTAATGACTGATCATAGTAGCAGGAATCAGCCCGCCACGAGTTAATCCCACGATGTAATCAGGGCGCCAGTTATCTTTATGCAGTTGTCTGCACAGGTCTTGTACCTGTGATTCCACGTCTTGCCATGTTAGTTGCGTCTGTTTCATTGCCAATTCTTTCTACAGTTGATTTACCAAAATTTCTGCGTCTTGCAAAATAGAACAATTCTAAAAAGCGAGGAAAACTCATTGTCTTGTCTTCGGGAAAGTCTAGATTGTACGTAGTATAACGTTTTTCCAGTTCTTCGTCAAAGGTTAGGTATTCCCAGATGTTGTGCCCAATACCCAGTTCTTGTGGATATTGATCGATTGCATCATATGCAATCAAGTACTTGCGTTGGAACTTCATTGCATCTGCTAACAAGTCTGCTGGTAAGTTATATCTTTGCATAAACTGTTCTAGTTTAGCAAAGATGTTATCGTATTGATGCTCTACGTGCATGTTCAAAATACTGCGATGGATCAGGTTCCATCCGTGGATCTCAATACCGCCAATGTTGGGGTGACGAATCTGTCCATCAGTCATCCAGTTTTTGTAATACTGTCTAACTTCTGCTTGCTCTTTTGCAAACCACTCATCATCTTGTAGATACTTAAACAAGTCTTCGTAGAATTCTGAATAGTCTACGCCCAGGTACTTGTACACTAATCGACTCAACAATGTGCTCACACCGTTGATATGGAATGTGTTGATGTACCATGAAAAGATTTCTGCATCCAGCATTGTTTCTGGTGGCAAGTCTTTTGTACTTGTGATAATATCAATGCCTTCTTCGATGTGTTCGTTTGAGTACGAGCCAGAGAAGTAATCAGTAACACGAGCAGATCCAATCTTATACAATTTCTTTTGTAACAAGTTCATTTCTGCGTTTTCTAGCAGTTGCGCCTGGAACACAGTTAAGCCTGTGTGGTTGCCCATGCGGAACAACTTCCAGAAGTTATCTTTCCATGACTGTAAGTTTTCGCCAGGCAAACCGAGAATAAGTTCTGTGTATGTAGGAATGTTACGTTGTTCGCACATTTCAAACACTTCCTCTAACTTATTCATCTCCATGTTTTTGCGTCTTATGTTTTCGAGTACATCCACATCGAGACTCTGGACCGATAAGGTAAGTCCTTGATTAAAACCTGGGGCGTCGAGAAGTTTCTTAACGATCTCAACAACCTCTCTTTTTTGGTTCTTTGCCCAAGCAACGGAAAACGTTTTAGGATAGCCATACGTATTCTGTACTTGGATAATTTTGTCGGCGATGAGATTGTCGCGCTCCGGAAACATACCAAAGTTAGCGTCAGTGATACTAATGAACCCACATCGGTGTCGCGCCATCCATTCCAATTCATCGTATACCCTTTGTACATCAAAATGTTTGACTTTGTTGTATGTCAAACTGCCCCAGTCACAGAATGTGCAAGCAAATGGACAACCACGATTGGTTTCCAATGTACCGTTCCACTCCACATCGGGATTTTCAGCAACAATCTTGTCAAACACTCCTGACAAGTATGGACTAGGAATGTCTTCTAATGCTTCAATTCGTTTGGCTTCTCCAGTGCTTACTGCTTCACCGCCTTTGTTGACCAACAGGCCTGGAATGTCTTCCCAGTTCTTATCTTCAAATGCACGTATAACTTTGCGGAATGTAATCTCGCCTTCGAAGCAAACCACAAGATCCATATAGGGTTCTTTACGGAAGATATCTTTGTCTGTGATTGCTGGCTCTGGTCCACCAAAGATAATCAAACAGTTTGGATTCATTTCCTTGACCATTCTAGCCAAGGTGTAGTTATATTGGTGATTCCAAACGTAGGTACTAAATGCTACTACGTCGTTCTTTGCTAGTTTTTCAGCAAGAGGTTCAACAGCGTCCCTGCGCCATACCATGTCTGTGCATTCGAAGTTATCTTTGATCCAAGAATCAGTTAACGCATAACTCCAAATTACACCTGCCGAATATGGCAAGTAGTGAGCATTAAACTCTTTGGGACCTTGTTGGAAGTTGGGTTGTACCCAAGCAATTTTGTATGTCATTTGCTATTTAATGCTGCTTTTTGTTCTTTGTAAAAATGTTCATGTGGGTTCTTAAACTGTACCATAAGCCCATTGGGATCATTTTCTGCTAACTTTTGCCATGGGTCCTGTGTACCTTTAAAGATATTTTCAAAGAACTCTGTGCTTAACCCTTTGTGTCGCATGTAGGTTGCTAATTTAGCGCAGTCGCGATGCCTGATCTCCATTTGCTGAATGCTATGAAAGTCATTGGGATCGTTGGGCTTGCCTTCTAACATCATCCGACTTTCGAATATTTCATCTCCGTTGTTGCCAGTAAGATCATAACGATCGTGCAGCACATCAACAGGAATACGCTCATAGATATCTAGCATGTATGCTTGCTGACTTACCCATCCGTCTTGTGTAGGATGCGGACTGATGTAACCTAACAAGTCATACCAGGCGCGAGGAACAATCGGAAAGATTGAATAAGGATGCATGTTGTGTGTTCTGAACGCCAACAACTTAAACTGTCCGTCCCTGATCATAATCTCTTGATCCCAGCCAGCAGTTTCCATTACAGCATCGTCATTCCATATAACCAACCAACGTGCATCGGTTTGTTTTGCCATGGCGTTGTTGTACTTGTGCAAAGCAATGTAACCCATGCGTTTAAAACTCATCGCGGTGTAGTGTAACTTTCGTTCATCAAGCCACGGTTTTAGTTCTGTGTTAAAATATTCTAACCCAATGGTGTCATCGTTGTCAAACGCAAACATAAACTGAATGCGATCAGGCATGGCCGCCAATTCGACCATGCTCTTGATACTACGACCCAATGGCTCTGCGCGGCCACGTGTTGCTAATAATACAGCGATATCGTATTTTGGTTCTGTCATGCAAATAAATCCTCGTTCCATTCACGGTGCCCTTCACGGAACGCCATGTTACTTTGTGTTTCGCGCACTTCTACGCGGTAGCACCAAAGTCGTTCTGCTTCTGATGGCCCCCACATCTCAGGAATGTAAACGCCATTAACATACTTGTAAAGCATGTCTGCCAGCCCTTCACAACCAAGACGTGGTAATACCACAACCTTGGCCATTTTCTTTGCTTCTAGCAATTTGTATGTTTCCATCTCTGGATCATCTTGTGCTACAATAAGTGTATGATCAAATTGATCTTCTAGTGTTTTCTTTAGTTCTTTTAAGCCGCCGTAGTCAGCAGCCCAATTACGAACGTCTAAGTCGTTTGTGCCGAAGTAAAACTTCATTGAAAAACTGTAACCGTGGATTAGATTGCAGTGAGAGTCAGCACGCCATTGACGATACGCACATGGAAATGCGTCGTGGTATTCTTTGGTGCTTGTGTACTTGTATTGAATTGATTGATTTGCCATATTGTCCTCCTATGAATTATAGCATAGGCAGCAGAGTTTGTATAGCGGGATGATGCCGGACAGGCCGCTTAGAGAAATACTTATGCAGGAAGTTGATAGCCGCCGCTTTTGTAGTCAGCCTGTCCATGAATAACGCCACGTACACCACCAATAGGATTAGCACAGTCTCCGGTTTTTCTTGGAATCAAATGTACGTGCGGATACATTACAGTTTGTCCAGCAGCAGCACCACAGTTGAATCCAATGTTAAATGCTTCCCACGTTCCTTCTTCTACCATTTTAGATCCGTAGTAGTAAGCAGATTTAAAACAGTCTTCAAGGATAGCACCGTTATTGACCATTGGTACAAATAACAAATGTCCTCGAGCCACAGGAAAACGATCTCGAAACACAGCAACATGAAAGTCGCTTAGTTCATCGACCTTTAGATCCCAGGGCGCAATACCTGCCTTGGCGGCTTTTTCCAATGTTTCGTATTTCATATTTCAGTTAAATGATATTGAGAATAAGGATAGCGGGCTTGCAGCCATTCCAACAAGCCCTCTTGTACTGGCAATTGTATATCGCCAGTTTTATTAGAAATAACAATCATCGCGGAGCAAACTCTTGCTGAAGTTTGATGTTGTCAAAGAACTCTTTCTTTACCGAAGCATCTGTTTTAAATGCACCATTGAGAACAGTCGTCTGGGTAAGACTACTATGAGCCATAATACCGCGATTCTCGCAACATCCATGTGTAGCCTGGATATAAACTGCAACGTCCTTGGATCCAGTTGCAGATCCGATTTCACGAGCAATGTCCATACAGAGTTCCTCTTGTAGCGTTCCGCGGCGGGCACACCACTGAGCGATACGTGTATATTTGGATAAGCCAATAAGTTTGGGACCAGCAATGATTCCAATATAAGCCACACCCGTAACAGGCTGGTGATGATGCGAACACATGCTCTTGAGCTCGCTACGCACCACCAACATCCCGTCGTATGCTGCATCCGTATCATTTGGGAAAGCCGTAGGACTTGGGCTTTCCTCATATCTACCAGCCATAATTTCATAGACATACATCTTAGCCAAGCGTCTGGCCGTTCCTTGCGAGTTCGGGTCATTGTGTCGATCAATAATTAAACTGTCAAGCACACCCTCGAACTTAGTAGTAAGTTCATCTACGAGCATGCCCTTTTCTTTTTCAGTGATAAACTCTGAAATGTTGTCGCCTGCCCAGAAGCGTTTGTCTGCGTCTGTGAGGCGTTTGCGAATTACTTGTGATAGGTTTAAACTGTTGTCTGTCATTTTTTATTCCGTAATGTTAATATTCCTAAGATCGGGGTAGGCGACGGGTTGCGGCCTAACAGGAAATTCCTTAAGGCCCTCCAACAACGCCAAACCTGTGACGGCGTCTTCAATGCTTGGTTTGTAGTGGTACCCAACTGTGAACTCCTTTTGATCTTGCCATGGTGATATATTTAGATCGCGACCGTCATACCGCATACGAATTATCTTGTCATATGCCGCTTTGTCATCTAGTAGTATAGCACCACCGTGGCCTATATGTAAAGGCTTAGTATGCCCAAAACTTAGGCATTGCATCATGCCCTTGCGATACATGTTCTTTTCTAAACGTCTAGCACTGTCCCAAATGCGTGTGGCTTCGAACTTGTACTCTCCAACCCATTGCTGCCTGTGTGTTAGTGTGTCTGGATAATACTCGTATTTGATACCTAACTTATGCATGGTCATTGGAATACTCAAGTAGGTGTAGGGAGTAAAACTGCACTGATCAATTTGATCGTACCGCAAACACAACTCAATAGCGTGTGTACAGCAATCGGTCATGATTGCATACGGTGCTCCAGTGTATTCTGCTAGAGCGTCTTCAAACTGTTTAATTTTATCGAACATACCAATTCCATGCGTGTTGGATCATTGCATCCAAACTGTGATGACGCCAGGCACCTGCTAACAAATCAAACTTAATGGGGTCAGCAGTGAGTTTTGCTGGGTCTCCAGGTCGTGCGGCACCAAACTGAATCTCAGGTTTCTTGCCAGTAATAGCCATTGCACGTTCTACTACTTGTTTGACTGTAGTGCCTTGATTTGATCCAAGGTTATAGATCCCTGCAGGAATCTTGTGATACAGGGCCAAAGCATGTGCTCGTGCAATGTCTTCAACGTGAACATAATCCCTAACGCAAGTACCATCTGGAGTACCAAGATAATCCACGCCGTAAATTTTAAATAATCCATTGTCTCTTGTGGCCTCTAAAACTCTAGCAATCAAATGGGTAGCCCCAGGCTCTTGGCCATGGCGTCCTTGTGGATCAGCACCGCAGGCATTGAAATAGCGGAAACTAACATAGTCAAGACCGTATGCTCGATGATACGATTCTAACATCATGTCGATCATTAGTTTGCTTTCACCATAAGGACTCAGTGGCATGCAAGGATCAGTTTCTCGACAAGCGCCTTCCGTTGGCTCACCATAAGTTGCGGCACTAGA